GTAAGCCCAAGCGTTATATTGAGCACTCGGTCCTGCGAGCGTACAGGTTTAGCGTCATATATTGAGATTGAGCGATACATCCAATAGGACATACGGAAGGAATTTAATTTGTTGTTGTGATATTTTTCAGCACTCTTCTTAGAGATTTATCATTGCGACAGTAGTTTGCTAGTGGAGCAACCTCTCACGAGGGCTAAGGGTCCCCCCCTTGCACTACACATGTATTTTACGAGCTTTTTGTTAGAAAGCTTCAACGGCGAGCGTTACATTGGCGAAGGTCGCCCTGAATACGACGAGCGTTATACTTACGGTTTCAACTTGGCTCCTGCCTATCAGTGTGAACCTTGTGATTACGTTCCAACTAGACAGGAGTTTTTACAGGCTGGTTCAGATCGTTGGGCTTGGCTCAATATTAGACAGACAGAAGGAAGACGAACCATTCGTAATCCACGACTTGATACAGTCAACGTATTGGTTGGTTTGTTAGGTTCTTCGATTGACGGTTTGCGTTGTGTTACCATTTACAGACGTTGTTTTGCAGTTCGACACTTACCTGGAAGGCACAATGAAGAAGGCGACATCCGCTTTAGATGCGATTACAAAGGAAAGTTACGATTCTTCACAGTATCCCCTCCTGAATACATTGAGTCAACACCTGACGCATGGTCGCCCCATGCATTGGCCGGAGGTCAACACCACTCTAGACACTGCACACACGACCAGTACTTGGTCTTTACCTCTAGTGAAGGACACTACTGGCCAAAGCAAATCTTCCACGACTTCGTGTACAGACCTGAAGGAATCAGACTCATCAACCAAAAAGATTTCACCACATCAGAAGTTGAAATCGAGTTGGCAGAACTTTTCCTCAAAGTTGACAGAAACGCTTGGAAAGACTACTTCTGGGACCCGCGTCCACCCCGCAGAGCACACCAAATCGGAGACTGTGTTTCGTTCTACTACCCACGTGAACATAACACCTCAACCTCGGTCGAAGAGTTGGGATCCAGTACGCCAACGTTTCTATGCAACGCACCACACCGTGGAGGATGCATGGGGGCGGGATGCGTCATGCACCGGACCTTCATCTCGGACAAACTCTGTATCACAAGAGTCCGTGACCCCAAGTGTGACCCAACCGACAACAACATCACCATCGATGTCGATCAAGACAAGCTTACAGTCGCTCACGATCAACGATGTGCTTTCGTGGCTCTCACAAATAAAGCCACTCAATGCTATTCCGTTGATACGAGCTCTTTGGTCTTCCACATCTTTGGCCCAAGCGGCGCACTACGCTTTTAGGTTACTCGAACTCTGGAACTGTTATTGGAACTTTGGACTTGAATTTTTGAAACATGTTGCTACTTTAATTGCTGATGCTTTGCGTAGATTTTTTCGTGTTTGTTCTGATTTTGCTGCTTTTGTTGTTGAACAGTTCACAGATGGCAAGACGCCAGCTTTTGTTAAGACCACAGATGAGCGCACTATGCGATATAGTGACTTACTTGCTCAAGAACGTGACGACGAGATGCATTTCCAAGGGATTGGAGACATGTTTAAGGACATTAGTAGTGGTGAGTTGGACAATAACGAGATTGCGACTGCCGTTTTAGCCATGGCTGCCCCTGTAGTGATGCTCATGACGGGAGCTAAAATCACATCAGGTGAGAGTGTAGCCAAGACTATAGTCAATCTTGGAAACCTTTGTCGAGGACTCAAGGGAATTGGAGATTCCTTTGATGGATTGTCTGGACTTGTTAGAAGTACCGTTGGAAGTTTTCTTGGTTTAGAAGACAGATCACCGCGTGGCCAACTTGTGAAGAAGTTGGAAGCTTTGAGAGTTAGACTTGAGAATAAACGAACGAGACTTGAGAACGATCCCACCATTGTTGCGAGTGAAACTGAGTTTATTAAGGACTTGAATTTGGACCTGGTTGAGGTTAACCAAATGCATGTCACAATTGCTCAGTCAACAGAAAATCTTGCTGGTCTGCATCAAATGCTCATGATAGTCAAGACATTGTACACTGAGCTTAACGCTAAGTATGATGCGATCATGAGAACAATCGTTGGCAAGCAAGTGCCTGTTGTTATTTACTTGTATGGAGAGTCTGGCTGTGGAAAATCTGAAATGATCAAAGCCATAGTCAAGGAATTGAGTGCCTACCATGGAGAGACGTTGTTGACTTATACTCGCGCGAAGAACGACGCTTATTGGAGTAAATATGCAGGTCAGAAGATTGTGGTTTACGATGATTTCAACTCAACAGTTGAATGCGTGGATCATGCAGAGATGAATGAAATTTACTCGGGATCGTCTTATTTGTTGCCAATGGCTGCAGTGGAAGAAAAGGGAACTAGGTTTCGTAGTACGTATGTACTCATTGCCTCAAACCATTCTTTTGTTGCAAGATCTAAGGTGTTAACAAATCCAAGAATCCTTGACAGACGTCGTGATTTTGTTGTGAGAGTGACGGACCCAGTACCAATACGCGGAAATCAAAATTCACATCCTCGTGATCACTACCAACCCGATTTCAGTCATGTTGAGTTGATGAGAATGGCACATTTTCCTCAAGGAGAACAACTGCCACAAATTGAACCAGTTTCTTTCTTGCAAATCGTCAACGAAGCATTCACTTTACACCAGGAACGCACCGCTGCTTATGACCAGGAGGTCACCCAGCGCTTCGCTGCGCTGGTTCAACGACCACCTTTGCCACAACCAGTTCCTCGCGCACCACCTGCACCCATGCAACTTGGTCAGCCGGTTTTTGATAATCCGGCACCACGTGGCATGCAGAATCACCGTGGAGGAAATCGTGGTCGTGGACAGAACATGGGTCAACGTGACCCCATGATGTTTGTCCCACATTGGCAACGTGATCAGCGCCCACCGCAGGGTGGCCGTTTCCAGATGGATGAGGATGTTTGGATGAGGGATGATGACTTTCATGCACAGGGAGCACAGACAACAGGAACAACAGCACCAGTCTACGTTTTGTTTGGACCACCTGGTTGTGGTAAAACTGAAGTCCTGAAAGGGATGGCAGGCCGAGCGGAATGTTATGATGAGTTCTGTGATAGTGAAGAGCGTTTTTCATTTGTGTTAGATCTTGTTTGGCGTACCTACAACGGAGAACTCAGGAAGCCATTGGTTTTGGCTGCGAACGAGTCTATGTTCCGAAGACGTACTAAGGAGTGGAAGACAGAAGACCACGATCGTTTCTTTCGGAGGTTGACTACTTTCTACTACTCGTTCACTCGAGTTGGTGGACTGTTGTCTCGAACAGCAAAACCTTCTGATTGGGATAATCCGGAGTGGACACCCCAGCAGCGAACTGACGCATACATGAAATATGTTAAAGTGTATCGGCAAGTTGGTTTGGCCACACGCGTTCAAACTTCTTGTGTAACGGTCTTGCAACAGCTTCAAGATGTTAAGCCTGTTGTACATGTTGTGGAGGACGGACAGCCATTTACCATGCATGATCAAGTTGGAAAGGCAGATCACGTTTACTGGATGAAAGCGAAGACGACTGACAAGGTGCCACATTCAGTTTTGGACCTTGCAGGTATTGTACACACCTCAGTTGGTGAACTGGACGTGTTAAAGGTTGTAATGACCCACATGTTACAGTGGAAGTTGGCGTACAGTAATCACTTCTTTGATACATGGGCTAGTGCTTTTGCAGGCTTTGGATGTATTAGGCCTCCTTACACTGGTCCCTCAATGGAAATTCAGTTTGAGGACGGTATCTCTTACCTTTGTTGGTCGGAGAATGGAGTGTTGCTGATGGATCAAATTCGTGCGCGCACACCTATGCCAGAAGACTTGCCTTGTGTAGCCGAGAGTCACTCATTTAAACTCATGGAATACACGAAAGACTTGCCGTGGTTGGATGTCGTTGGTTTCCTTATCAAGATAGCAGTTGGCGTTGGACTTACTTTCTTCGTAGATCATAAGAAAGTTGAGAAGTTTGACGCAGAAGGCTGGGGAGATGAAGAAGATGAACGTACACTTCAGGCTTATGGTGAAGTTGAGGAGGAGGAACGTGCTGCTTTGGCTGCTTTTCAACAAAAACGTTCTCGTGCTAGCAGAGAAAACACACGGAAAGTGGGTTCAGACCCATCAGGCAGTGGTGTTTTTCGCTGGCGTGGTTCAGAAGACATCGTGAACGAAGCAGTCAAACGACGAACCTTAGGCACTTATAGTGAAGGTTCTCGTTTTGTGGTACCAGACCAGTTGAATGTTGAAGGAAGGACCTCTGCAGACCAATCTGAGCAGGGTCTTATTAGGAAGTTGACAAAGCCTAAAATTGTGATCTTTGAGGACAAACCAGGAGTTGTTGTCGAGCAGTTCCATGCAGAGGCCAGTGTTGATCCTGGAGCGCGTACAGTGATGGTGACAGTAGTTCGAAACCAGGTGCAGTTGTTAGACGCAGACCAGAAGTTCTTGTGCTTTGGAGTTGGACTCAAGGATCGTTTGTGCATGAGTGTTTTGCACATCAAACCTTTCGTCAGTTTTGTGAAGAAGGCTGATGTCGTTTATCAGGTTGAGAAAACCGTTGCTGAAATGGAAAATCGCGACGTTTGGTTCTTTACGCTTGAGAAGACAGCACCAATGTTTCCTGATATCACACAACACTTGATGAAGAAACAGTCAACCAAAGCCAGTTTCACAGGAAGTTTTGGATTCTTTGTACAGAAGGTGTCGACTGAAATTATGTGCAGAGTTATCTCCTTGGAGGAAATCACGATCAAGACAGTGGATGGACACAAAGTACATGGACTCACATACATTGGACACAGTGATGGATTTAGTATTTCGCCAATTGAGACAAAGAACGGAGATTGTGGTTCACCAGTCATTTTAGTGAATTCCGCATATCCTCAGAAGTTCATTGGTTTTCATTGTGCTGCTAGTAGCAACATTGGTATGTGCACGTATGTTTACCAAGAGGACGTGCCAATGTTCGGACAAGCTACTAAGAGTGACATTGTTGTGTTGAGACATCAGAATGTGGAGTTGTACGACGAACCGCTTGAGATTCCTGGTAGACACATCGTGATTGCTGGTCGAACAGCAGATGGTTTTCAGCAGGGTTGTCCTCCTAAGACACATTGGTGGCCTTCACCTTTTCGTGGCCTTGACATAGGAGTTCATTTCGAACCTGCTGTGCTTTCTGAGAAGGATCCGCGCAATTCATTGCCATATGCGCCGATCGTGAATGGTATCTTGAAGTATGACATTGCACCACGCCAGATTGATGAGAAGCTGCTACAGCGTGCGGTTTTGGATATTTCTGGGCACATATCAGATGTGTTTCATCAACACAATGTGCAGCTGAAGATCCTGACTAAGACTGAAGCAATCAATCGGACTACGCAGTATCCAGCAAGCAATCCCATTTATAGGCAGACCTCAGCCGGCTTTCCGTGGACTTCGAAGGGTGTGCATAAAAAAGATGTTTTGTTCCAGTTTGATGGAGACATCTTTCATATTGCCAAGACACCTCTTGGTGAGGAGTTGCGACACGCGTGTGATCAGTTAGTGAGTACAGCTAGACGTGGGGAGCGCTCAGCAGTTGTCTTTTCTGCAGCAAACAAAGACGAACCTCTGAAACCAAGCAAGATTGTGGATACGAACACAAGGTCAATTTTGTCCAGTCCAATCTGCTACACGATAGTGCATCGACAGTACTGTCATGCGTTTTCAGCAGTAATGACTGGTCTTCATCCTTTCTTGCCCATCAAGATTGGAATTGACCCCACTGGCAACGATTGGGAATTGTTGCATGCTTGGCACGCCCGCATTGGAGAGCGCGGGTTTGCAGCGGATTTCAAAGCCTGGGATGCTAGGTTGCATAGACAAGTGCTGTTAGCTTGCGCTGACATCATGAATAACGTTTATCGTGACTGTGACCCACACTTCGAGGAAGTAGACAACACGATCCGCACGTCTCTGTACAAATGCATGGATGGTGCGTTTGTTTTGTACCGTGGTTTGATTTTGCAAGTGCCTGGCGGACAGATGACTGGACAGCCACAGACGGCGTTAGACAACTCGCTGGCGAATTGGATATACACCTACATGGCTTGGTTGATGATTGAAGGAGAGCGATCGACGTTTTCGGATTTCCTTAAATCCGTGGCATGTTCTTTCTATGGTGATGACAATATGATGACAGTTGATTTTGTCGTCTCAGAACGTTTTCACTTTGAAAGTTACATTGCCCAGTGTGCAAAGCTNGGTTTGGATGTTACGCCTGCAGACAAGTCGGGAGTTGTGAAGAGATTGCAGCCCTTGGTAGACCTCACCTTCCTGAAACGCTCTTTCTACAAAGAGCCAGGTGTGCGTTTTTACCGCGGGTCGCTTGACATCAACTCGTTGCAGCGAATGTTGGATTTTACAACAGGTCGCCCACACTTGTATTACGATGATCCGGAGGCAGTTAGTTGGGATGGAGCTCTCATCACCGACGTTGTTAACAACATACTACGCGAGGCCTTCCTTCACGGAAGAGAGCGCTTCTCGCAAATACGTCAACACATTTTCGCGAAAGCGCGACAGTGGGGGATTCGGTTTGACAAACCAATCCATACGTGGGGAGACGTTTACGTCATCCTCTACTGTTAGAAACTACTGACAGAGTCTTTGTTCCGTTAATATATGTTGTATTTGTACATTTACTTACACTACGATCATTTCATTCTACATGCATCATGTCAGCTCCAGCAGTGCCCAGCGGAGATGGAACAACTGTGGACCCAGACTTGACTCGTACAGCTCCAGTGTCGACCTTGAGAGCAGGAGAAGAGAGCACCAAGCGAACTTTAACAGAACACTCAGGTCAAGCGAACAGACCGGATCAATATATATACGATCACTATTTGCATCTGACGACGTTTACATGGTCAGTGACCCAAGTCCCAGGAGTTTTGCTTTGGTACTCGCCAATCCATCCACGGTTCGCCAACCCAGTCGCTTCATACTTGACAGCCATTTACAACGCTTGGAGTGGAGGACAGGATTTCCAATTCAAGATAGCTGGAACTGGTTTTCATGCGGGCTCCATTGCGTTCATCCGACTACCGCCAAACATACATCCCCGCACTGTCACTGCACCCCAGGCTTTCACCCACTTCGAGTGGTCCCTGATGGATCCGAAGGCAATGGACCCACAGGGATTCGAGGTGATGGATCAGCGCAACATCCAGTACCATTACACAGGTGCCTACGATGAAACTGATCCTTCTACGTTTGGTGGTTATCTTGCAGCTTATGTGCTCATGTCGTTAAACACTTCCGCTACTGGTAGTCAGGCAATTTCCATAATGGTCTTGAATAAGATGAATGCCAACTTCAATGTTGCCCAACCAATGCCTCTGTCCATAGATCAGGGACCGACGTCTTTTGGCAGCTATGAAGCTATTTTGGCAACTCACGTCGTCTTTCACACACCACAAGATCATAAGGCCGCGCTCTATTTGTATGCAGATCCCACTGCTACTGTTGTTGGACGCCCTGGACTCATCATGATCAACCTTAATGGGGTTGCGAAACACCCTTATCAAGCACTTCATGGAACTGTCACAGAACGTGGTACGGCTGGCACTGGACTCATTCGTACTGCTTGGCACGACGAGATTCTGGCACCTGGCTATTTTTCGGACTTGCTTGCGACTGGTCAAGCTGGTGCACCAGTTTCAAATCTTGGTCCTAGCGTCATGCAAGTTTCTGGCACTGCTCCTGCTTCAGTGAATGGAATTATGAACTTCATTGTTTCTCCATACACGTTGCCAATAGCCAACACTGGACGCACGAATGCGCCAACTTTCGACCTGCCCACTTTAGTCGAAGATGTTGTCGTTCCAAACGCCAATGAGACAGTCCTCTACTTCTACAGTGCTTTTGGGATTGATCCCAATCCAACGTTCTCTGCGCAGTCTGATCACATGTACCGGACCATTGAGCGTCTTGCGAAGTCCCATGAGTGGACTCCTTCTGATGCACTGCTGTTCACACTCATTCACACACCAACCGATTTGCCAATAGGTTATGTGAAACTTTATTTTGAGGGATTCCTTACCACCGCGGGTACTCTTACAGCACTCTCGTTTAGGTTGGCTGACTACAAGCTGTCCTTCTTTGGCTTGATTCCTAGGACTGGAATCATACCGTCTCTGTCC